AGGAACATCAGGTGGTGGAGCACCAAGTATGGGTAAAAACTACGCTAAAGGTGGTTTAATCGGTGGTAGAAGACACGCACAAGGTGGAACCTTAATCGAAGCTGAAGCGGGTGAAGCTATTATGACAAGAGGTGCAGTATCAATGTTTGGTCCATTACTATCAGCAATGAATCAAATGGGTGGAGGAACATCATTCAATAAGAACGCAATGGTAACCCTCCCTGATAATCCAAAAACACAAAATGTTTCACAAGAACAATCACCATTAATTATGAAGACATATGTCGTTGAAAATGAGTTAACCTCAATGCAACAACGTCAAGCTCGTCTTAAAGATTTATCAACATTATAATATGGCCACAAAAAAGAGTGCAGGAAATTCCGTCAAAATAACTTTTGGTAAGAAAAAGACAGGAAAAAGAAAGAAATCCTTCAATAAACACGACCGCAAAGAAAGAAATTACAGAGGTCAAGGCGGAAGACGATAAAATTATATTTATTAGTATGGAAAGAATATTTGAATTACGTATAGATGAAGATGATGAATTATCAGGTATTGATAGTATTTCTTTGGTGGATGAACCTGCAATTGAGGTCAATTGGTTGGCATTTAACAAAGAAAAGGAAGATTTCCACATCCCCGAAGGTGAGGACCACATCTATCTCGAAAAACTTGCGAAAATCGCTCACAGTGAACAAGAGTTACTGGATGAGGGTTGGGAAATAGATAAGGTATATTACTTTGGAAAAGAAGGATTTGCCACAAACCCAAACGCAGATAGTGATTGGGACGAATCTCAATACAGAATAAGATACAAGTATATGTTGCGTCCTGAGATTAAGGAACGTGCAATCATTAATACTACAAGAGATTTCTGTAAGGATTTAATCAACAAAAACTACGTATGGAGAGTTGAGGAAATGGATTCATTGGTGAATGATTTTGGTTCACCAGCAATCGTTTGGAGAGGTGGATTTAACTGTCGTCATATATGGGCGAAGATTCGTTATAAGAAAACGGGTGACATCACAAACAAAGCTTCAGCAAATAAGAACAAAGCAACCGTTGGTGATTTCCCATTGTCATCATTGATGCCCGAGTTGGATATCTTAGGTTATCCACAACCTTCAACCATAACCAATCCAACATTGGTTGCGGTACAAGAAGGTAGGTCGGCACCAAATACAGCAAGAAACCTTGGATTATCAAAAGAGAAATTTGAGGAAATGGATATATATGGTTTCAAACCAAGATATTTCCATATCTGTCCTGGCGCAATTGCCACATTTAAACATCTTATCTCAATGGAGAATGATGAGGATACAATCGGTATGATTAGAAGTGCAGCACAAGTTGCTGACAATGTATTCCGTATTGAAGATGAGGTTATCAAAGCAGAATCCGCAACAACTGACCAACTATCTGAAGCAACCGTATTGGTTGACGATTTTAAAGATATTATCAACGAGATAGATAAGATTAGTGGTATGGTTCACGATGTATCATATATGGATGGTCATATTGAAGTCATTAAAGAGTATTTAAGAGAGGATATGGGGTACGATAATACCTTACCTCCATTTGTTGACGAAGTACCGAGAAAGAAGAAGAAAAAGGAAGAGAATTTTGAAACATATAACGATTACCCCGAAGCAGCAAAGAACAACGCTTGTAGAGCAATCAAATGGGCGGAAGAGAACGGTTGGGGTGATTGTGGAACTGCCGTGGGTAAAATGAGAGCAAACCAATTGTGTGGTGGCGAAAACATCTCAGAAGAAACAATTTCAAGAATGGCATCATTTGAACGTCATCGTCAAAACAAAGATGTTAAGTACGATGAGGGATGTGGTGGTTTGATGTGGGACGCTTGGGGTGGAACCGAAGGTATCGAGTGGGCACAAAGAAAACTTGACCAACTTGAGAAAGAGAAAATGTCAAAACAGAAGTTCGTTACAACTGATGAGGAAAAGAGAATTGTGGTTGGACCGGCAATGGTTCCCGATTTGAAGATATTCAGAAAGGATGAGATGGGAAGACCTTACTATGTTTATTTCTCAGCGGATACAATCAAAATGATTGCGGAAAAATATATGAGATACAAATACATTGATAACAACGATACCAATCACAATGGTGAAGCTGCGAAAGATGTATATGTAATTGAAACTTGGATTAAAGAAGATGAACAAGATAAATCAAATAAGTACGGATATAAGGAATTACCCGTAGGTACTTGGTTTGTTTCAATGAAAGTAAGAAATGATGAAGTATGGGAAAAGATTAAATCTGGTGAATTAAACGGATTTAGTGTATCAGGATACTTCGAAGAAATAAGACAGTTTAGTATTGAAAGAGAATTCTTATCTCAAGTAGCTGATATACTGAAAAAATATGACCACAAAATATAAATGGGAAATAAAATAAAAAACCATATATATAAGTAAGGTATAATAAATAAACCAATAAAATAACTATTATGTCAAACGAAAAAACCGCAATCAGCGAAATCAAGAACTTGATGAAGAAGTTTGGATTCTACACAGAAACTCCAATCGTCGAAGAAAAGTTTTTGGACGCAAAATTGAAAGACGGCACCGTAATCAAAGTTGAAGGTGAAGAACTCGTTGAAGGCGCTAAGGTTGTTGTAGTAACAGAAGAGGGAGAAATCCCCGCACCAGATGGTGTTCACGAATTGGAAGATGGTTCCAAGGTTGAAACAAAAGAAGGTGTTGTTGCTAAAATCGAAGCTCCTGCAATGGAAGAAGAACCTAAAGTAGAGATTGAGGTAGAAGCCGAAGAAGAAGTAGTTGAAGATAAAGTTGATGTAACCGAAGAACTCTATGCATTGTTGAAAGATATGATGGAGAAAATCTCTGACAAAATGAAAAAGATGGAAGAGAAGATGGAGAAGGTTGAAAACGATTTCGAAAACTTTAAAAAGGAGCCAGCAACTTCTAAAATTAAAACTGGCAAAACTGAAGAAAAATTCAGTAAAGAAAATAACCTCTTGGAAGACCGCATTAAAACCGTAATGGCTTTAAGAGGAAAATAATCAAAATTAAAATTAAAAGTAATTTAAAATGAAAGCATTAACTAAAAGTGAGTTCAGTTATGTAGTTTCCTCTATTACAGGTTTTACCGACCAAGAAGGTGGTGCTGTATTAAGTAAAGCATTGCTTGGTGCTACAACTCCTCAAAACGTAACCGTGAGATTAGGTATCAAAGGTACCCAAGCTCTTAACTTATTGGATTCAGCTCCTTCTTTCCAAGATGGTGCTTGTGGATGGTCAGCTAGTGGTACAACAACTTGGACCCAAAGAGACATCACAACTTGTCCTGAAAAAATTAACGAATCATTGTGTCCTATCGCTCTTTATGACACTTATCAGTCATTGTTACTACAACCTGGTATGTTGGAAGAGAGTGTACCAATGGAAACTATGATTGGTGACCTTAAATCTAAGCAAATTCAACAAAGAATTGAAAGCAAGTTGTGGACTGCAACTGTATCAGGTGGTGACTGTTTCGACGGTTTCAAAACCTTGATTAAGTCAGGTGAAACTGGTGTAGCAGTATCTGTTTCAGGTACAGCTTGGAACCCTGGTATCGCTTACGGTACTAACGGTAACCCAATCTACGAAGTTGACAAACTTGTAAACGCTCTTGGCGATGACGCACAATCATTCGATGATTTAGTTGTATTCTGTTCTGTACCAGCTTTCCGTAAGTACGTACAAGCATTAACTGCAGCTAACTACTTCCAAAACTACATCAACGGTGCTAAAGCTATCGGTTCAGAAATGAATATGTACGCTTTACATCCGAACGCAGCTGTTAAGGTTGTACCTACATTAGGTATCACTGATAACTACGTATCTATCGGACTAGCTAAATATATGTTCGTTGGTTTTGACCTTTTATCTAACGAGAAGTTGGATATGTGGTTCTCAAGAGATAACCAAGAAATCAGATTGGCTGCAAACTACAACTACGGAGCACAGATTGCTAAGTTCGGTTCTACCGTATACTTCGCAACTAACGGTCTCTAATATAACCAAACCTAATGGGGGAGGAGTTCCTCCCCCTTTTTAAAATAAACAAAAAAACTATAAAAATATAAAAATATGAGTTGTTTTATTTCCGAGGGTATTGCGTTAGGTTGTTCCGATAGTATTGGTGGTCTTAAAAAACTATACGTTCTTGGTGGTTCATCTGGTGCTACTTTTGGTACTGTCGCTTACAATGTAGACGACGCTATCACAGGAGCAACTGGCGGTTCTGGAAGTTTTTACGCGTTTGAATTGAAGAGAAATACTTCAGATTTGACGCAAAACGTACAGAAGTCATTCGAAAACGGAACCATCTTCTTCGAGCAAGTGGTTAACGCAAGCTTCTACAAATACGATGCGGACAAGAGAAACGCATTGAAAATCCTTTCTCAAAACGACGAAATCTCTATTATCGCAATTGACCAAAACGATACTCAGTATCTATTGGGTCAAACCAACGGAATGTACTTATCAGGTGGTAACGCAGGAACAGGTACAGCATTGGGTGATAAAAATGGTTTCACGTTAACATTCACAGGACAAGAACCTGTACCAGCGAGAGTAATCTCAGGTACACTTGCCACTGTATTCTCAGGTAATACCTTTGTTGGATAATACCAAACTACAACTGTTGAAAGTTGGAGAAGGGGTCTTAGGACCCCTTTTTTATTTATTACCCATTCAACTTGGAAATTTTTATATTTATTAATATACGGGATATTATTATGCTAATATTAAACAATAATCAACAGAATGAATTGGTGTTAAACATCAATAACAATTCAAGAACAGATTTTAGTGGATATACATTGACGTTTACACACGCATTGTCACAGAATCAAAAGTCGTACACCGTTAGTACGTCCAATCCCGCACAATTTGGTGAGAATGATAGATATTGTGAGATAGTACTCAATTTGATTGGTAACGACGCATTAATCTATGAAGGACAATATCAATTACAAATATTCGGTAACGGTACTCAATTGGTATTCACGGGACTTGCTAGATTAGATGGAACATCAGAAGATAACTCATTTGTTGAATACATTTCACCAAATGAAGACAACGAAAGTTATATATACATTGAATAATGGAGAACAAGAAAAAATACGATTTACAGAGAGTAAATTTTACACAACAACCATTCCTACCAATCTTCTCAGAAGTATTGTTAAAACAAGAATGGGTGTACTATGGCGAAGATAATTTGATGCCGATATATCTTATTTCAAGATATAATAACAGTGCAATACACAAAGCAATCGTTACTGCCAAACAACATCAGATTGTTGGTGATGGTTTGGTTTCACTAAACAATCCAATGGCAACGGTTAATTTGATTAACAATAAAGAAAACGTATATGATGTTTTCAAGAAATGTGCATTGGATTATGTGTTGTTTGGTGGTTTCGCATTAAACGTTATTTGGAGTAGAGATAGAAAATCAATTGCTGAGATATATCACATTGATTTCTCTAAGATAAGAAGTGGTAAAATCAATCCTGAAACAGATGAAGTTGATAGTTATTTTTATTCACACGATTGGGCTTACCCAAGAAAATATATTCCTGAAAGGTTTCCAGCGTTTTCTCAAGACGCAGATAACCCATCTCAAATCTATTATTTCAAAGATTACTCACCGAACTTAACATATTATCCACACCCTGATTATTCGGGTGGATTGGCATCAATTGAGATTGATGTAAATATCAAAGAGTTCCACGCAAGAAACTTACAAAACGGGATGTTACCTTCACTATGGATTGATTTCGTAAACGGAGTACCGGGTGAAGAAGAACAAAGATTAATTACAAGAGCATTGGAAGAACAATACTCTTCTGTTAATAACGCAGGAAGACCTATTATTTCCTTCTCAGAATCAGCTGAATTATCACCAAAGGTAACACAGATTCAACCTTCAGCAAATGATGGTTATTATCAAGCAATTTACGAGGATATAATCCGTTCAATTGCTTCAGCTCATAGAGTATCATCACTTGAGTTATTTGGAATTGCCACAGCGGGTAAATTGGGAGCAGCAAACGAGATTGTTGAACATACAGAATACTTTAGAAAAACGGTTATTATGCCGTACCAAAACGCAATGTTACCGGTTTTCAATAAACTTGTATCTATGAAATTCCAAACTCCAACAACATTTGAAATAAAACCATTATCAATCTTTGAGGTTGGTGATGTAATTGAAAAACCTGTGGTTGAGGATAAACCAGTAACACCAGTACAACAGTAATCTATGGCTACAAAATTATTAATATCAGAAGGTAAATTAAAAGCGTTTACCAACATCAATAAGAACGTTGATATTGATGCAATCAGAGCTGAGATATCAATCGCTCAGGACATTCAACTACAACCTCTATTAGGTAGTAAATTCTATTTCCATCTATTGGACCAAATCACATTGACAGGTAATACATTCTCTGTTGATGAATTGGAACTTGTAAACGAATATATATCCCCTTATTTGATTCAAGTTGCGTATTGGAGTATGATTCCTCATCTTCACTACAGAACGATGAACAGAGGTATCGTAGAGGGTGATATGGAATCAGCAAGAAGTGTTGATGTGGAAACAATGAAGTACCTTCGTTCAATCCAACAACAAAGAGCGGATTTCTATAAGATGAGATTACTCGATTACCTTATTACCGGTAGGGGTCAGAATAAATTCCCTGATTATCTTAGTTACAATCAATTGGATGGTATGTTACCTGATAAAGGTAGTAAGTACAATACCCCAATTGTTCTTAACAATACGACACGTTACGGATACTCAAAAGAAAGAATTGCTCGTAACATAAACTCTTATTCGGACAGAGCTCATTACGATTGTCCTGATTGTTGGTAAACTATGGAAAAACCTTATATATTTGAACTGATTATCTTACTTGTTAGTAACGGAGTTACTTGGTTTATGACAAGAAGAAAATATGCGGAGGAAGTTGCTTCCCAAGAAATCTTAAATCTAAACTCAACATTTGAATTCTATAAGAAGATTATAGGTGATTTGGAAGTAAGGGTCACAGAACTTACCCAAAAGATGGAGAAGATGGAAGAAGAAATTACCTCACTCAGAGCAGAGAACTCTGAACTAAAAAGACAAAGAAAACTTAAAAGAGAAACATTATGAACGAGAAGGACAGATTATTGATGTGTCAACAAATTATGTTGGATTTAAAATTAGGTAAACCAAGCAAAGCAAAGTTTGCCGGTTTGGAAGACAGTTGCTGGGAAGGTTACGAACCAATCGGAACTAAAGAAGTTGATGGACGTACCGTACCAAACTGTGTTCCAATCAAAGAAGAACAATCAAAAGTAAAAAAAGAAGGTTTTCCGATACCATCCCCAAGTGGTGACGAAACTGAATCTGAATTCATTTCAAAATGTATGTCAGAGATTGGAGGAGAATATGAACAAGAACAAGCTCTTGCCATTTGTTACTCCAAGTGGAGAGAGGAGTAAGCTCTCCAAATTTCATTCTAAATAAAAAACCCCATCTTTTCAGGTGGGGTTTTTCTATATATGAAAGTAAGGGAGGATTTGAACCGAGGTATGGCAAACTCGACGTTAAAACAAAAAAATAATAAGAAGATGTTCTCCTCCACCCTTGTATAAATAAATATATGAAAAAAATTTGAAATTACCAAATGTTGAAATAAAAAGGGTGACACCCCACCAAGGTGTCACCCGCCATCAACAACAAAATAGAAAAAAAATACTATTTCATTATTTAAATGATACGAAAGAAAATCGACATTACCAAATCATTCTTCATACTTACCCATCAAATGTTTATCCATCGCATCAATCTTTTTCATTACA